TTTAACTCACGCTTGATGATAGAGTACATTGAATCTAAAGCGGTAGTGCTTTTCTCCCGAGCCCAACCTGAAGCATCACCAGTAACGTATATTTGACTATTGAAATAGTCTTTCGTCTTAATCAGTTCAATCACCGAATAGATAGAACTATCTTTAAGTCGTATCTCATCAATTTGATAAATAAAGTCGCTTGTATGCTGAAATACGGCACACGTAGCAGGGTTGACATTAAAGTCAAATGATAGGTAAACGGGTAGGCCCTCTTGATATACAGCTTCCTCGCTTACGTTACGTGTTAGCTCAAAAGCATAGGCGAATAGGTTTTCATTTTCTCTCACCTCCCAGTCACCGTTAACCATTCTTTCAAATATTAATGATGTCGTGGTTGCTCTTAATTCCTCAATTGCACTTTCGGGAATATATGGATTATCGGTTATTTTTGAAGGTATATAAGCCCAGTTAGCTGGCAAAGTATTATCTTTCCACCTATCGTAAAAAAGTTCTTTTACCCACCCAGTAGAGGGATTGCAAGTCGCTAATATTAACGGCTTTGGTTGATTAGGTATTAAGTGAGAATAAGAGAACACACGACTATTAACAACGTTAAACGTATCTTGATTACATTCGTTTATCTCATCAAATCCTGCCCCGTTAATCTCTAAACCTCTAAACCTGTTTAGTTCCTTATCGGTGTCATAGCTTTCAGCCATAAACATGATTTGAGAACCATTCTTATAATAGACAATATAATCTTGGTTATTGAACTTCTCAATATAGTGATTAATACCCATGTGGTAAAGCTTAAAAAATGAGGGGATTAATGTTTTTTTAAGCGTTGGTAAAGACTTTCTAATCATTACCCATTTAGATCCTTCATGCTTCATTGCTAGGCTGTGCATCATTAAGCATAGCCAAAAACTTTTACCACCTCTGATGGCCCCTCCATACAAGATAATATTCTTATCATTTTGGCATGCAATACCCTTAGCCTCTATCTGTTTAGGTGTTGGGTTGATTATCATATTACCAGTTTAAAATAGCTCCCTCTTCGTTCTTGTTCTCGTTTTTGGTTTCTTGGTATGTCATTGATAATTTTTTCAGTTCTTCAGGCGTTGCAATCAATTTCATTAACGCCATTTGTAATGCTGGGGCGTTTGATGTGTACCATTTTGACCGCATTGACACCTTTAATTCAGTCCTGTTTGTTTCAAGTAATTCTTTTAGGACGAGGTATTCGTTGCTTTCTGTTTCGAAAAATCTGTAAAATGTTGTTTTGTCACATGGAAGAAAAGCCACAATATCTTCAATAAAAAATAGTTTATGTTTAACTATTTTTTCTTTTGCTTGTTCAAATATTTTTACTTTATCGTATGCCATTATTCAAAGTCTTTAGTTAATATACCATTTCTCTTTATTGTCAATGTAGGATCTAATTTAATCATTCTCTTTACTATTACATCGCAATAGCTTGGTGATAATTCAATGCCGTAACAAATTCTTTTTAATTGATATGATATTGAAAACATGCTTCCACCTCCAGCAAAAAAATCTAAAATTATAAAACCTTCATTAGAATAACCTTCAATTATTGGACTTAAAAAAGAAGCGGGCTTTTGGTGTTTATGCTCTTCTGATCTTCTGTATTCGCCTTTTATAACGCTTCTTGTTCCATTTCCTTTATTGTACCTTACCTTCGGCTTCCCATTTATTTCGTGAGATACTAAAACATGGTCTAAAAATATCTCGTTGCCACCTTCTTGCGGTATTGCTGTTCCTGAATGATGGAAAACAAAGAACTTTTTAAAATGTAATGGTGAATCTTGCAACTGTCTTATTAATGCTCTATCATTATTAAATATAAATACATGGCAATTTTCCGAGAATAACAAAGTATTGCTATAATTAAAATCTATTTCATATGGTGGGTCTGTAAAAACCATATCCGCTTTTTTGCCATCCATTAATTTTTTAATTAAATCACTATCAGTAGAATCACCACAAATAAGTCTATGTTCACCTATTTCATAAACATCACCTAATACTGTAATTGGGTCTATTGGTGGTATTGAATCGAATTGATCATCTTCTGCTTCTATTTCTTCATTTTCGAAATTAGGAATATCTAAACCCCATTCTTCTAAATCATTAACATCCCATTCATTGGCTAACATTTCAAAGTCCCACTCACCACCTGAAACGTTATCTTTTATTAAAAATTCACGTTGTTGTTCTTCTGTAAAATCGCTGGCAATAATTACAGGTATCTCTTTTAGTCCTGCTTCTTTACAGGCTTTATACCTCATATTACCACCCAAAATAACCATATCGCTATTAACTACAATAGGTCGAATTTTAAGCATTTCAGGAAAATCTTTTATAGACTGTACTAATTTTTTAAACTTATCGTCTTTTATTAACCTTGGATTGTTAGGGTTAAGTTTTACTTCCGATATTTTAGTTAAAATACTATTCATGATTCAAATATACAAAAAAAACTACTAAAATCAATTAGTAGTTTCTTTATTTAAAATTTCAAAGGTTTTTTGTAAGGTTTGAATGCTGATTTAGTCCATAACAAAGAATAATAATATTCTCCGTTAATATCAACACCTTCAAAAAAAGTGCCATCATGTTTACCAGTAGTTAAAACAATTCTATCACCACAATACACCAACTGCGGTTTATCCCAATCAATAACATCAGGTTTAACAATTTCGTAATTACATCGGTTTAGTTCATCTAATGTATAAGCTGCCGCAGCTTTTTTGCGAATGAATAGTAAAATATCTCCAACAAAACCTTGTATGATAATTTCATTATCTTCACTCTTCAACACATCGCCATATTTCAGGCTTTTAAATTCTTGTTCTGTCATGATTTTAATATTTTTAAGTTTAACGCCCCTACCTACATGGTAAGGGCGTGGAGTATTGGCACGTCCTCCAGTTGTCTGTAAACTTTACCGTGGTTAGTTTGCCAATATTTTAAAGTATTCTTATTGATGATGGGATATGATTAAATTGATAGTCACGTCTAGTCAGCTTTATCCTAATATCGTATTCTCTAACTCTTAAAAGATATGCTAAAGTATGACCATCAATTTCAACAGGAACACAATCATAATTTCCAATTTTCAACCCTAAAAACGTTTCGGGTGTTGATTTCAAACCTAGTTTATTAATCTTAGCTAAGTCGAATAAATCATGTCCATCATCACACTTAACTATTAGAAATTCTTTGTATTTGTGAATTATTTCATTATTCCCTAATTTATCACCTACTTTTAGGTTATTAAATTCTTGTGCTGTCATTTTATTTTATTAAAATAATTTACTGAACCATTTATTGTTTTTTAATCTTTCATTTTCTTTTTCAAGTAGATAATATCTAAGATTAGCTTGTTCTAATTTATATTTCGCATCAATTAATCCTACGGAATCTATTGTTAGATTAAAGTTTTTACTCTCAATTTCTCTCCACCTTCTCCTGTAATCGTCAATTATTGATTTTAATTTGATTATTTCTTTGTCGTTGTTTTCTTTAGTTCTTAATTCTAATTCTGAAATAAAGTTTTTCTCAATTCCTATAAGATTCAAATATCTTTCCAAACCAATTGTTACTGTTTCGTTCATTTTATGCTTTTTTTAAAGTCCTTTATCATATCCCTCAACTTACAAGCGTGTCTTTCGTCAATTCGGCATTGTATTAGCGTAGTTTTCTTTTTTGTCTTAATTCTTGCTAAGAACTCAACTACTCCAGTAAAATCATTACATTCGATTTCAAATGCCTTTTTCGGTAGGCTTTTTACTTTTGCAAATTTTACGTCCTCGTTTGGGTTTTCTAATATTATTACATCGTTAATGATGTAGTAAAATCGTTTATATGATTTGAATTTTTTCATTATAATAAAGGTGCTGCGATTAATAGTTCTTGTTCGTAATCTTTTAGAAACTTTTCAGCTAGTTCTCTTGTTTTGAAAGATAATACTTTTTTTAATAAGAAACTTTCTGATATACACAGATCATTAGAAGCTAATACAATAGAATAATTAGCTTTATGATTATCATTTGTCCAATCAGCCCATTCACTTTGAGGCTGCCCATTAAAGTTTTGATGTTCAGAGAAGAACAGTAGCTTACAAAGTGCCTCATAAGCTTGGCTATACTTCCAGTGTGGCGCTAATGGGCATTCATTTAACCTATTCCCTAGTATTGGATATAAGTCTCCATACTCCAACCTTTTGTTTATCTCTTTAAATACGATATTTTGGAATGTAGATAGTTTTTCATCTACTTCATATCCTTCTGGTGGTGTTATTGTTAGTTTCTTCATATTTTTAATAACTTATCGCATGATGTACAGTTGTTATTCGCATCAATAATAATTGGTTCTATAAATGTACCAAGTTCGTATTTTTTATTCTCGCCTTTTGGATAATGTTCAATTCCATAATTTAGTTTTTTCATATAATCTTTTTTTTTGGTTTTACTTGTTGCAAAATAAATGTATCTATGTTTAGCACTTCGATATTTTCTTAAACCGTTTTGTTTTTCATTATCGTAGTGCCTTGAATGTTTACCACCTTCTACATATTTATCAGTTCTCGCTTTTGTCATTCCAGTATAAATCCAATTTGTAGCTTGGTAAATATACCCGTTATGGTTCATTTGGCTATCAGCATAAGATACTAATATTAAATCTTTTGCTTTAAGTTCATTTAAACACCAAGATACAAACTTTGATAGTTGTATTTCTATTTCACCATCAACGCAAAGGCGGTTTAATTCAAATACCTTTTCGCTATAATCTTTACCGCAAACACCAATACATAAACTATTGCTTGCAGGTTTTCCAAAGGTGCATACTGCTTTCAATTCGTTCTTTTCAAAGTAACCAAAAGAAAAAGTAATACTCGGTTTTCTACCTGAATAATGGCGAGGTAATAAAAAATCAACCGCTTGTTTATACGTAATGGAAGAAAAACTGCCACTAACACGTGCTTTCTGTTGGGTTTTTATTTTCAATAACTTATCACATAATGTACAATATAACCCTATATTT